TTATTCAACTCTTGTTGTCTTGCCTAATACCTTACCCCAACAAGTCATATCGTCATTGACTGAAAAATTGATAGGCTTGTATTTTGCATTGTAGGAAATAAGCTGATTTTCCCCCAGCTCTTTGACGTAACCGCAAGAATTTAAGGTAAAAACGCCCACATCTCCCCTGTCAATGCTCGGCATTGATTTAACAAGTAAAATATCGCCGTCACAATAAACAGGCTCCATACTGTCGCCGTCAACTTCAACCGCAAAATCAGCCTTATGTATTTCAGGAACTTCATAAACTTCCGCTTCTGTCCAGTCGTCGTCGTCGTTAAGATTAAATCCGAATCCTGCTGAAACCTTATGACAGCTTAAATGTTTCAAAAGATATTTTGCCTTTTCAATGACAGGCTTGTTTCTTGCTTCTTCTTTTAACACAATTTTCCTCAAAACGTCAAGAAATGATTTTCTTGATTTTGCATCGAGGTTAAGCCATTCTTTAATCAAGTCCTTTTCCATTTCGTCAATTGTTTCAATTTCGTCAAATGGATTTTTCGGTGCTTTTGCGTTTGGTCTGCCGAGGATATAATCAATACTTACATCATAAAATTTTGATATTTTTGTAAGCGTTTCTATATTAGGCTCACGTTTACCATATTCATAGCTCGCATATGTACCTTTAGGGATTCCGAGGGAATCAGCAATACTTGACATAGATTTGCCTGACTTCTCTCTTAACTGTTTTAGTGTATCATTCCAATACATAAGTATCACGTCCTTTCAGTTACATTATACTACAAAACGTGAACGATGTCAAGTGTTTTGTTATAGTATAGTTCGCTTTATGCAAACTATACAAAAATATCGTTTGCGATTTGTATTATATTTTTATCATTTTCTATTGACATCGTGCGCATTATGTGGTACAATATAATTGCAGTCAAGACAAAACGCAAACGACTGAATAAGACGGCAGATGTCAGAAAGGAAAATGAAATGGAAGAAATGACAAATGAACAGTTCAAAATCATAATTGAAGCCATAATCCAAATTGTCAAAGACAACGAAAAGGAAACAGCAATCAAAAAAATTGAAGCCTTACTTAACAAGTAAGACTTCCAGAAACAAAAAACAATGTCAAGACGGCACTTGCCGCCGCCTTGCATTATCATTATAGCATATATAATTGATAATTGCAAGGGAAATTTAAAAAAATCAGGAAAGGAAAAGCTATGGTTATAGCAATAGTAATATTATCTGTATTACTTCTTTTTGCGTTGTTACAATGGTTCAGAAGTGATATTGCAGGAAGAACACTTTTTTTGTATCTTAAAGATAAAAACATTTATTTGAACGAAAAAGAAAGGGAAGAATACGCAAAAAAAGCGTGGAAAGATTTCTTCCACGCTGAATGAAATAAATTTATGCACCTAACAAAAATTTAATTAAAGTCGGTATTAGGGTGTTTTTCAATAAGTTGAAAAACAAAAAATTAATATGAAAGGAAAAACAATGACGTTATTAGTAGCAGTTGGAATTTCGGCTGTTGTTTCATATGCAATTGCATTTGTGACCGCTGTCATAGTTGCAAGGCATTATATGCTTGTTGCAGTGGAACAAACATCGGAAAATTGCAAAAAATCTATTGACCAAATGGAAAAACTTAGTCAGGATTTTATGAATCAGGTAAAGGAAGAAACAATGAAAACACTTAGTCAGGTAAGCAAACTTTAGTAAAATTAATTCCAAGCGGTGTTAAAGATACGACTCCCTTTTGCATTTCTCTACTGTCAATATCTGTAGAAAATTTATCATACAGAGTGGTTGCTATCTTTTCTAACTCGCTGTAGTGTTGTTCATTTACTAAATATTGTGAATAGTCGACGTTGATAAGACCAAGTCTTGACAAACTCGAAATAGAATTCTGAATTTGTGCTATGTCAATATTGATGCTTTTATCATTATCTGATGCGGTATATATAAATAAATTTGTCATTAAAGTTACATACCCGTTCTGAAGATTTTTCTCTCTTAACTCTATAATTGGTTGATTACTGTTATACTTAAATGTCATGAGAATTTTTGCATCAAGGACAGACATTTGATTTATTATACTTGCAAAAGAAGGGTGTACAGAACTATTTATCGAAGAATTCATTGAACTGCTAATCAAGTTTACAAACATTTTTCGCAGTTCAGCATCTGTTATACAGCTTTTGGATTTTTCGAGTGCATCATATGCTGTATGAAAATCAGGGTCCACTAAATTCTCTTGTGGGATTTTACTTACCTTGTTTTCAAGTTCCTGCTTGAACTCTTCAATACTTTGTTGATAATAGAGTTGCTTTTTCTCAATTTGATATTGAGATTCAAGTTTTGTTTTTTGGTCTAAATATTCTACAGGAGCAAAAACCAAGCTGAAAATACTTGCAAGTCCGTTTCCAATAGCAGCGGTCGGCTTGTCTAAAAGGTTATGAATTGGCTTATTTGCTAAATCGGTAACATTTTTTGAAACATTAACATTGATGTCGAGTTTTGGCATAAAGTTATAACATTCCTTTCTTAATAAGTTATCAAGTATATTGTAGCACAATAATTTACAAAAGTCAAGAAAAATGTTGAAAAGGAGAAATAAATGAAACAAAAAAATTGCAACTATCCTGTGCTTGAAAAGGAAATCAAACATAAAGGAATAAAGAAAAAAATATTAGCAAAGACACTCGGTATAGATGAGGTAACACTTTGGCATAAGACAAGGGGCAAACGTTCATTTACCATTGAGCAAGCAGTCTTAATTCAAAAATTGTGGTTTCCCAAAGTACCGATTGACATTCTGTTTCAACACGAAAAGGAAAATGAAAACACTGAATACTAAAACCCCGACCGCAGGCGGCAATCCTGCGGAGAAAGTTAAGAGGAATGAAATGAAAAGAAAAATTTTTGTCATCAACGAAACAAAAGGCTTCTTCACAGAGAATGAAGAAAACCTTTGTAAAGAATATTGCAAAGTTAACGGCTATACATACAGAATTGTATATATTAACTTAGGTTATTAAAGACAAAAAAGCCGACCGCAGGCGGTAATCCTGCGGAGAAAGTTGAGAGGTAAATATAATGACATATGTAGCAAGCGTAACATTCGAAGGTAAAATTCAGATAATCGAAAGAGACGATTATAAAACAAAGAAAGCATTCGCACATGATCTTAGAGCAAATGGTTATAGAGTGAGACTCATCAGTACTCCTGAAAAGTTCAACGAAGACGCTGAAAAGTACAACAAAAGACGTGAAGACCACAATAAAGCAAGAAGAATTGCAAATGCACTCAGATGAAGCAGCTTCGGAACTTGATGAACAGGAGGTGAAAAAATGGACGGTTGGATGACAATAACAACGTTGATTCTCGGTTCAATATCAATAATTCTTGGAATTATAACTGCTTTTATATTTCAATCCACGTTCCTTTTCAGGAACGACAGTGACGGAGAAATTAATCTCCGTCCAAAAAAGCGGCAAGAAGAAACTTAGCTTGATGCTTTAATTATATATCTGATATTAAAAAACAAATAATTCAAAAAGAAAGGAAAATAAAAAATGACCAATGAAATTTTATTAGGCTTATTTCTTGCCGAATGCTGTGCGTGGTTCATTTGGATGGCGTTTCGTGAGGGAATGTATTGGCTTGGCAGAAGCGTTGTGGTGGTTTTGGCAATCGTGTCCGCCTGCATAAGCGTATATTATCTGACAGCATAGAATCATAGAAATCTTTAAAAGCATCATCAACTTTTTTATCGGTTGTATAATCTTCTTGAGATGATTTGCTGTGAACACGAATGCTGTAAAAAATGTTAAAAAGTGCTTGTGTTTTGGTGCTTGCATAATGAATGTTGTTGATGACGGCATTTAAAAAATAGTCCTGCTCCTTAACACCAAGCATTGAAAATTGATTTTCAGGATATTGCATTTCAAGACAGTTTCTGTAAAAAGGGAAATAAAGCTTTTCAATGCTTTCAATCATTCTTTTTCGTCTTGTACATCTGTTTTCGTGCCAAAAAGTAAAAAGCAGATTTGCAATAGTAACAATACCTGAAACAATAACCGAAATTATAGATAGCATATAAACACCCCCTTTCCTTATGAATATTATATCATATATCAGGAAAGGTTGCAAGAAAGGAAAAACAATGGACCCAATAGTAGTTACAAGTGTAATTTGCGGAACGGTACAGATAGTTGTGTGTGTTGTTCTGTATTATGTATCAGAATATTTTTAAAAACAAGAAAGGAAAATAAAAAATGACCCCGGCAATAAAAATTTTCAGCAGTTCCGAATTCGGCGAAGTAAGAATATTTGATAAAAACGGCGAACCCTGGTTTGTCGGAAGAGATGTCTGCAATATCTTAGGATATGCAAATGCAAGTAAGGCAATAACAGACCACGTTGACAATGAAGAGAAACTCTATAACGAATCGTTATCGAGTTTAGGACAGCGTGGTGGCTGGCTCATCAACGAAAGCGGACTTTACAGCCTTATCTTATCGAGCAAGCTCCCGAACGCAAAGAGGTTTAAACATTGGGTGACATCTGAAATACTCCCAAGCATAAGAAAACACGGAATGTATGCAACGGACGAACTTATAAATAACCCTGATGTTTTCATACAGGTTCTTCAGGAGCTGAAAGCTGAAAGAGAACGCAAAGCCGCCCTTGAAGCACAGGCAGAAGTGAACCGCCCGAAAATAATCTTTGCGGACGCAGTTGCGGCATCGCACAATTCAATCCTTATAGGCGACCTTGCAAAGCTTATAAAGCAAAACGGAGTAGACATCGGACAGAAAAGATTATTTGAATGGCTCAGAAATAACGGCTATCTGATGAAATCGGGTGCAAGTTACAATCTGCCAACTCAAAAAAGTATGGAATTGAAACTCTTTGAAATCAAAGAACGCACTATAAACAATCCTGACGGCAGTATCAGAACGACCAAAACAACAAAAGTAACAGGCAAAGGACAGCAATATTTTATAAACAAACTTCTTTCAACAACAATGTTGAAAAGTTGAAAACAGAAAGGAAGATAAAAATGACTGAAACAGCAGAATTCAAACAACTTTTACACGCAGCTCTTGACGTTGTCGCACCGATAGATACATACCGCTATTTAAGGGGATATATTGAGGGATACAAGGCGGCAATGCAGGAGCAGGAAAAGCAGACAGCAAAGGAAAGACCATTGAAGGAGTGATATTCGATGCAGGAAGTAAAGAGAGGCAGACCGAGAAATGCCGAAAAAATGAAAAAATCATCTATTGCAAGAATATTTTGGGCAAACATCAGAAAACAGCAATATTTGCTTGGAATAGAAGATGAAAGCCTTGCAGGAATGCTTGGAGTTACAGGCAGAACGCTTTTGAACTGGGACAAAGAACCCGAAAACATAAGACTTGGAACGGTGAACACGTTTTGCATATCAACAGGAATTGAAATAGCAGAACTTATAAAATAAAAAAAGAGGGACAACAAAAATGTTAGCAATAATTTTACAGATAACAGGAGCAGTGGCAGGACTTGCCTTTATAGGATACGGATTTTATCTGACAGGTAAGGACTGGATAGCAGACGAAAAAGAGCGTAGTTTTGAGGAACACGTTGATGAACTTATAGAAATGATAAAGGAGAAATAAGCAATGAATAAAAAGCAGTGGACAGCAGTAATCAAAGCGTATATATGGAGCATTGCAAGTTCCGCAACAGATTTCACAGAATCAGATATTGATATTTTAGGCGAACTTTGCATTGAAAGAAAATATACAGAAAAAACCGAAGAAAAGCCGAAAAAATCCGAATTAGATTATAACGAAGAATATGAAAGTGTGCTGAAAAAATGATACTTGCAGACCCGAAAACAAGAGAAGAATGGCTTGACAGTCGTAAAAAAGGAATAGGCGGTTCAGATGCTGCCTGCATACTCGGATTGAATAAATACAAAACAAACGTTGAATTATGGCGACAGAAAGCCTTGGACGAAAAGCCACCCGACATATCAGATAAGCCTGCTGTTTGGTATGGCAAACACGCAGAAGAACATATCAGAGCCTTGTATATGCTTGATAATCCGCTGAATGAATACGATTATCACGAATTCAGAATGTATGCAAATGAAGAATATCCCTTTATTTATGCGACACTTGATGGAGAAATAACTGAAATAAACGGCAAAAAAGGGATTCTTGAAATCAAAACGACAACAATTCAAAATCAAAATCAATGGAAAGAATGGGACGAGCGTATTCCTGAAAACTATTATGTGCAGGTTTTACATCAGCTCCTTGCGACAGGTTGGGAATTTGTTGTACTTGCCGCATACATAAGATATTACCATAATGACGAATTAAGGGCATCTTACAGGACATACCGTATAAACCGCAAAGACGTTGAAGAAGAACTTGAATATCTTAAAAATAAAGAAATTGAGTTTTGGAAAAGCGTCACATCAAAGCAGGAACCACCGCTTATTTTACCTGAAATATAAGGAGTTAAAAAAATGGAATTTAAAATCACAACCGACCTTTCGAACGTGCCTGAAAAGATTGAGTTTAACTTTGAGGAACTTAAAAGCGAAATATCCGAACGTTTGACGTATTACAAAAATCTTGTTGTAACAGAGGATAAAATCAAAGAAGCGAAGTCAGACAAAGCAACGCTCAATAAGTTAATCAAGGCTATTGACGAGAGAAGAAAAGAAATCAAAAAACAGATGCTTGCACCTTATGCCGATTTGGAATCAAAATGCAAGGAAATAACCGCACTGATACAAGCTCCTGTAATAGCCATAGATACGCAGTTGAAAGCCTTTGATGATAAACGTATTGAAGATAAATACAACGAAATAAAAACCGCATTCAAAGGCTTCTGCACCGCTGATTATATCGACCTTGAAAAAATAATCAATCCGAAATGGAAAAATGCGACAGTAAAAACAACTGCCGTAATTGATGAGCTGAAAACGGCTGTAACATCAATAATGGGTGATATGCAAAGCCTTGAAATGCAGTATGGAACAGAGCCGTATTTTATCGCAATAAAAAACACATTCTGTAAAAGATATGTTTTGGCAGATGCAATTGTATATGCTAATGACCTTGAAAAGCAGGAAAAAGAGCGTCAGGAGCTTTTGAAACGTCAGGAAGAACAGAAAAGACTTGCAGAAGAAAGCCTTAAGCAGGCAACGGAATCATACAAGCAACCTAAATCTGAACCAATAAACCAGACCGAACCGAAACCAAATTCCGTTATATACCACGGTAAATTTGAAGTATGGGGAACAAGAGAACAAATTATCTCAATGAGGGAATACCTCAAAAACAGCGGAATAAAATTTGCAACAATAAAATAAGGAGTGTAAAAAAATGGTAACAAACAGCATCACAGAAAAGAAAAAAACAGCTTTTTCAAAGATAATTGCCCTGCCGTCATATCAGGCAACAATAAAAAGCACTATTTCAGACCCTAAAAGATGTCAGAACTTCATCACATCGATAACAGCGGCGGTAACGAATAACCCGACACTTGCGAAATGCGAGCCAAACACAATAATAACAGCCGCATTGCTTGGAGAAAGCTTGAAGTTGTCACCAAGTCCACAGCTTGGACAGTTTTATCTTGTACCATTCGGCAACAAAGCACAGTTTATGATTGGATATAAAGGATTGATTCAGCTTGCAATACGTTCGGGGCAGTACAAAAAATTGAATGTTCTGCCTGTGAAACAAGGGGAACTTATCAAATATAATCCGTTTGATGAGGAAATAGAAGTAAGTCCGATTGAAGACCCTGATACAAGAGAAAATGTGCCGACAATAGGCTATTATGCAATGTTTGAATACATAAACGGATTCAGAAAGTCGCTCTACTGGAGCAGAGAGAAAATGGAAGCACACGCAAAGAAATATTCAAAGGCTTATAGCAGTTTCTGGGGGAAGGATTTTGATTCTATGGCTTGTAAAACAATGCTCAGACAGCTTATAACCAAATGGGGAATTATATCGGTTGATATGCAGACGGCGATTGAAAACGAATCAGAAGCACAGGAAGAAGCACATCAGGAAGAAACAGATATGTTTGATATCCCTGCCGAAACACAGACAGTCGAACCACAGGAAACATACGCAGACTTTGAAGAAATAATGGGAGGTAATCAGTAATGTCACTTAATAAATGGATAGGAATGGGCAGGCTCACTGCTGACCCTGAAACAAGACAGACGCCAGCAGGAATGCAAGTAGTAAAATTTACTGTTGCAATTGACAGAATACCCGATAAAAGCGGCGAAAAAAAGGCGGATTTTGTAAGCTGTACAGCATTTAATAAAACTGCTGAAATAGTCAGCAGATATTTTGCAAAGGGTAAGATGATAGCAGTCGAAGGGAATTTGCAGAATAATAATTATACCGACCAGAACGGTGTGAAACATTACGGAATGCAGATATTAGTAAACAGCGTGAACTTTTGCGGTGACAGACAGCAAACTACTCAGACAGCCCCACAACAGGCATACAGTCAGCCACCCCAAAACAACCCACAGCAATTTGTAAACAATGCACAGGGTGCAGGAGTGCCCTCGGGAATCGATGACTTAGCAGGATTTGAAGAAATAATCAGCGATGGAGATGTACCGTTTTAATAAATAAAAGTGGTTGTTTCCAAAAGTGAAATAACCACTTGAAGAAAGGAAGTGATAAAATGGCAGAACGCCGAATGTTCTCAAAAACAATTATAGAATGCGATAAATTTATTGATATGCCTTTATCTTCTCAATGTCTGTATTTCCATTTGAGTATGAATGCAGATGATGACGGTTTTGTGGATTCTCCCAAAAAGATAAAAAGGTCAATAGGTTGTACAGATGATGACCTTAAAATCTTAGCATCAAAAGGTTTTATCATACCGTTTGAAAGCGGAATAGTTGTTATAACGCATTGGAATGTCAATAATTCTATCCGTGGTGACAGGAAGAAAAGCACCTTATACACCACAGAAAAATCATCATTAGCACTTGGCGACAGTGGGGAGTATTGTCAACCAGTTGACAACCAAATGCCAACCAAATGCCAACCAATTGACAACCAATTGACCGCACAGTATAGTATAGATAAGATTAGTATAGATAAGATTAGTAATATAGGCGATAAAAAACGCAAGCGTTTTATACCGCCCACACTCTCAGAAGTACAAGCCTATTGCAAAGAGAGGAATAACAACGTTAACGCAGAAACATTTGTTAATTTCTATCAGTCAAAAGACTGGTATGTTGGCAAGAACAAAATGAAAGACTGGAAAGCGGCTGTCAGAACTTGGGAAAACAAAAGCAGGCAGGAAAACAAACAGCAGGAGCCTGAATCAGATGCAGACCTTGACAAATACAGAATGCTTGCAAATCAGTTTTAACATTTCAGGGAGAAAAAAATGAAGTCAAGGATAAATGAAGACTGGGCAAAAAGCAGAATGAAAAAATTATGCATTGACTGCCAGAACAGAATGATAAAAAAACATACAGAAGAATATGAGTGTGCTATCAGAGAGGGATTCAAGTGCGGTTTAGCGGTTGCAATGAAAAGTCAACAACTTTATCGAGGTTATGGCAAAAAACGCTTACAGAGGCTTGCAGGGGACGTGGACGACCTTGTAAACTTCAAACCGTTCGGCAAAGAGATAAATTTTAAATTTATAGTGGACGAAATGAAAGAAAAGTACGGTGTCGACCTTGATAAAATTGACCTCGTTGTTGAGGTTAAACCGGCAGGAAAAGGAGAGTAGATGTTTTACTTTGAAGATTTTGACAACGTCACCCATGAAGAAATAAAAGCAATTATTTTTGAAATGATTGGCAATGCAAAAGAAGATATACATAAATGGGCAGAACAAAAGCAGGAAAATAAACGCTTGGTGTGGATAAAGGAAAATTTAAGCGAATCGCAAGGCAGGCTGAAAGCTCTTACGGAACTTTGTGACAGCCTTGGAATAGAACTGGAGGAATAATTACAATGAAAATGATTACAGAAGGAATGCATCTTGAAAAAGAATGGTATAAAGAAGCAGGAGAACAAACAATGGACACTCTTAACAGCTTTATAAACCATATGATGAATGATTATGAACACGACTATGGAACGGTGTGCCACGCTTTTGTGGCGTGTGCTTTAGCTACAATATACGCTTGCGACAAAACCGAACAAGGTGGAATAACAGGGTTTCAATCGAGTATGGTTATGTGGGAAATAGTAAGACAGCTTTTGTACCCAAATAACAAGTGTGGATTAAGAATGATTAACTTTGATGATATGCTTTATCCGCAGTGCGACTACAAATTTGATAAAACGATAAATTCTCACAGTTTTAACACATTGCAAAACGAAGCAAAGAAACTCTTAGAAGAAGATTCGGCACATCCGTTGGTAATGGAGCATTGGCAGAGCATAGTTGACGGAGTTGTCCCATTTGGCTATAAAATCAAAGATTAAAAATAAGAGTGGCAGAAGACTGACAGAGGAAGAAAAGAAAAGTGAGGTATGATTACACAGAAACAAGAGTTGAAACGCTGATATGCGGCGAACTCAGGACAGCAAAAGAACAGCACGGCGAAAACTTTAACAGCCTGCAATTGTGTCATTTCCTTAACTTAATACAAGGTGATTTGCATTTGGTAGGTCTTGCTTTGAAAATGGCGGACAACCCCAAAATCTACTGTTCTGATAATGGATTTGCAATTGGAGCACCAAAGCTTATAGGGATAGAAGAGACATATTACTGGCACAGAAATCTGTCAAAAGAAATGAAAATGGAGGAAGAAGAGCAATGAAAAAAGCAAAAAAATTTTCCGACTGGTGTTATAAAACTCTGCCGCACGAAGAAGTTAAAATGCTTTTTACTGTGATTGATACTATTTGTGAAAACCACGAAAGCGAACCGTGGAGCAAAGTGTATCTCGCAATTATGAAAACGGTAAATTTGAGGTTAAGCAGAATGCACGCAGATGAAACACTTGCGGAACTTAACGAACAGGAGGTAGAAGACTAATGGCAACAATAAAAGATTTAAAAAGAATGTGTGACACATATAAGGATTGTCACGAATGTCCATTGAACGATACGTGTTGTGATGGCAGCGTATCAGCTTTACCCGACAGCGCCGATGAAATTGTTGACGAATGGGCATCAGAACACCCTATCAAAACTTATTTGCAGGATTTTTTTGAAAAGTACCCGTATGGTAAAACAGGTGAAAAAGGTATCCCAATTACCAGAGGGACTATTATTTGCAGGAAAGAATTATATTCTGACGAATTACCTTGTATATGGTCTTGTGGTGGCTGCACAAAATGTTGGAATCAGGAGATGAAAGAAGAATGACAAGTGTTATATGTGATAAGTGTGGGAAAGCAATTCCATTTGTGAAAAAGAAAAATTCCCTTGGAATTGAAGAAAATGTACTTGATAGAGGACACGTAAGATCGGCAATGAATACTGGGTGTATTTTTTGGACGACCTTGCGGAAGAATTGCTGATATACAGCGGATATAACAAAACAATTGAAAACGGAAAAGTGATTTACAGGAGGTAAACAATGACCAAAACAGAAATTGAAAACAAAATACACGACTTAAAAAGAAATATTGAACGTTGTGAAAATATAATTGAAAGTTGTGAAAATATAATCAAGGCGAACGAAAACGAAATTAAAAAGCTTGAAGCCGAAAAAGAAAAGCCTGCTTTTGAGAGGGTTAAAAAAGGCGAAAAATATTATTCTATAGGAAAGTGTCCTTCAGGAGAATTTGCATCATATTTGTTAACAGAGCGAGAGGGACATTTTGATGAACATTATTTCAAAAACAACAACTATTTTTTGACAAAAGAACGTTCCGAAGAAGTTGCTGATAAAATCAATTTTTTGCTTAAACTTGAAAGATTGCACGACACATTCTGCCCTGACTATAAGCCTGATTGGGATAATAAAAGCGAAGCAAAATGGACTGTGGTTTTTGATTACGACGAAAAGAAATATGCACCGTACTGGAGTGTTATTACAGACAATCACACAATAGTTTACTTTAACAGCAGAAAAACCGCCAAAAAAGTTTGTGACATCTTAAACGAGGAGGAGATTGGAAATGAAACTTTGTAAATGGTGTGGCAAAGCGTTCGAGCCGAACTCAAAACATAAAAAATACTGTTGCGTGGAATGTGCCAAAAACGAAACGGAGAAAAATCAGCGAAAATACAGAATAAAAAACAAAGAAAAGATAAGAGAGAAAGAAAGAAAACGATACATACACAAAAAATCATATTGTAAAATTTGCGGTGTGAAATTGCCCTACGGTCGGCAGGAATATTGTTTTGACTGCCTGTTTAAAAGCTATAAAAGCGATGATATAGAAAAATACCGCCACGCAAGGAGTATATTATATTGCCGTGGATATGACACGGAAATGATAGAGGACGAATGCAAAGAAAGAGGTATTATATGACACGTACAGAAAACGATTGTGTGGGCTGTCCTGACGGCTTGCCGTGTATGGGTAACAGTTGCCCATACAGAAACGTTGTGCATCATTACTGCGATAAATGTGGTGATGATGTGCCGATGGTATATAAATTTGACGGTGAGGAGCTCTGCAAAGAGTGCCTTGCCGAAAAGCTGGAAAAAGAGGAGTAGAACAGATGCATTTTTACATAGATATGAAGTTACCAAGCCTTAACGAATACATAAACGCTTGCAGAAGCAGCCGATACGGTGGAGCAACGTTTAAAACAGGCATTGAAGATAATATAATCCATTTTATCCACAAAGCTTGTTTAAACAAGACCTTGAAGCCAATGGGAGAAACACCCTGCGAACTTGTAATAACATTTTTTGAAAAGACCAAAAAAAGAGATGTGGACAATATACAGTCAAGCGTTAAATTTATCCTTGACGCTCTCCAAAAAGCAGGAATTTTAAAAAACGACAGCAGAAAATACGTCAAACAGATTTACAGCACTGTCAAAGACGCAAAAGAAAACAGGGTACTTATAGAGTTTGCAAATTGTGAGGAAGAAAATGAACAGCAGGAAGAACTTTGACGAAGGAAATTATAAAAGGGCGGTGGAATGCTTACAGGAACTTCCGACAGCTCTTATAAGAAGGCTTATAAAGTCAGATGAAATATTAACCACGCAGGGCAAAAAAGCTTTACGTGATACACTGAGGGAAAGAAGAAAAAAATAAAATTAAAAACTTGTAATTTTGTTGAAAATATAGTATAATATTATTGTCGTACCTGCAAAGGTACGTGGATTGAAACTAAAGTTGACAAAATTTTCCTGCAATAGTTAACCGCAATTGCAGGGACTTCTTTTTTATCTGGAGTGATGAAATGAACATAAAAGAAATAATTGAAATCACGGTAAACGAAACAGTAAAAAAATTACAGTCCGAAAGACTGATAAAAGAAAAAAAGCTTAGTACATACAAGAAAACAGAAAAATTTTTATATAATTATCCGATGTGGAAAAAAGACCCCGAAGCGGTGCAGATTTGCGAAAGAATAGAAAAAGCCTTGAAAGCTGTTGAAAATGATTATTATTTTGAAATCATAAAATGCAAGTATTTCAACAAAATGACACTTGAACAGATAGCAGAAATATTTGATATAAATACAAGTGTTGTATCACGCCACAGGCAAAGGCTTATAAACGAAATAAAAGGCTTTTTGTTTCCGGAAGAGTATGCGAAAGAGCTTGACAATGAATAAATATAAAATAAAAAAGGACGGAGCAAATTTGCGCCGTCCGGTTTTTTTTAATGAGTACTTATCTTATTTGCTTGTATCGTTATCACCAAACAAATCATCAAGAGTACATTCAAACGCTTTAGCAAGCTTCAGAGCATTTGAAACAAGGCAGTCACCACGCTTCTGGATATCTTCAAGAGTACGTTTTGGAATGCCTGTTTTGTCTGAAAGTGACTGCATTGTATAACCGCAAAGTTCTTTGTAATACTTGAATTTCATTACTTTTTTTCTCCTTTACTTCCAAAATATTCAATTAATGCACGAACAAGATGGTCAATAGCAAGTGCAATAAGACAACCGCCTATAACAGTTAAAATATTCATATTTTCTGTTGACAAACATTTTAATTTGTGATATACTGGATAACACAAGGGGAAGAGTGGATTCCCCTTGCTGATTCTTAATTAAAGAACTTGTATTCTATAATCAAAAGAATCAATCCTGTTAATAAGTCTATCAGGAAGCGTTTGATTGACGGTCTCAGCTTTCTTTTAGACTTTTTTTTGTTTGCCACATTCTCACCTCCTTTACTGTAATTATATTATACCACATTTTAACGTGTTTGTCAAGTGTTTTTCAAAAGTTTTTTGAAAAATAATTATTTTTTTGAAGTTAAAATATGTATAATTACATAGTATAAACCATTATAAGAAATAAACAAAATAATACCCCAAAGCCGAAAGAAAAACTTTCGGCTTTATTTTTTTGCCTTTTTAGCAAATTTAAAGCAAAAAGAGGGCAAAAAACTGTTACTTCACAACAATAAAAAATAGGTATATAATATTTATCAACGAGAAAAAAGAGAAAAAGAAAAGAGGATTTTTATTGAATACAGAAGTATGGGTTGCGGTTTGTTCGCTCCTTGGAACAGCACTTGGAACGTTCAGCGGTCTGAAGCTGATTAATTACCGCCTGAAACAACTTGAAACAAAGGTTGAAAAACATAATCATCTTGTAGAGCGTCAATATGACATCGAAAAGATAACCGCCGTTTTAAGTGAAGAGATAAAAGTCGCAAACCACAGAATTGAAGACCTCGAAAAGAAAGGGTGATTTGATGAAATTCACAAGACAGACATTGAAAAGAATGCTCAGAACGTTTTTTCAAACTGCAATAGGTGTTGTTGCCGTGGGAATATCAACTGTTGACTTCACGGAAATTTCAGCCGCCAAAGCAGGGCTTATTGCCTTGGGTGCATCAGCTTTTTCGGCAGGAATTTCAGCACTGATGAACCTTGAATCAGACGGGTAAAAAAGAACGTGATAACGTGAAAGAGCCGAACGTAAACGAAAGAGCAAAAGCTGTCGCAACATATTATTGCGGTGAAGCACTGGGAAACGCTGAGAAAGCTTGTATAATGGCTGGATATAGTCCGAGATATGCAAGGGGTAACGCTTACAAAGTCGTGGCATCTGGTGGCGTACAGGAGTATATACAGTATCTTAACAGCCTTACAAGCGAAAAGAAAATAGCAACGATTGAAGAAATTCAAAGCTTCTGGACAAATGTTATGAATGATGAAGATGAACAGATAAAAAACAGATTAAGAGCGTCAGAACTCCTTGCAAAAGGCAAGGGAATGTTTAATGATGAATGGTAGGTGATATTATGGATAAAGATAAAGTTTATGCAATTCGTGGCGATAAGAACTGGCAGGAAACTATGACAAAATCGCAGATTGAATCCGCAATAAATACGTCTGCAAATACAATTGAAACAAACATAAGAATAAAAACTTACAGTAATTATAATCAAGTCCCGAATTGTCAGGGTGTAGGCGATATGCGTACAGTTGCACAAAATATGGCAAAGCCTGCCATACTTGTAACATATGTTAATGACGGAAATTTGCCTGGCGGCGGTAATGGTGTTTTGACTATAAGGACAAACACAACAAATAATTCAGCTATATTTACATTTGAGCCGCTTTTCAATCAGGATACATATGTTTGTCATTTTGTCGCCGAAGATAGTAGTAACTGGATAAAAACCGCTATGAAGTGGGATAAGATAGCATTGGGATTTAACATTACCACTACAATAGACTCTTCTGAACCACTAGGGGCAGGAATATCCGTTTCCACTGTTATTAATAACGCTGACACAACCGTTATACCAATGATTGAAGCAGGTCATTGGGGCATTATTCCAACCATTGAATCAATTACAGGGAATAGTTTTAAAATAGCTTTTTACAATTGGACTAATGAACCACAGTCCGTTGAAAAAGTAAAAATACATTATAGGTCACTTTAATGCTTAGTAGTTTTTACAGGTCGAAGCCGTGGGTTGACCTTATGGCAGTTATACGCTTACAACGTGGCAATATATGTGAGCATTGCGGAAAACCTATTGTAAAGAAGTATGACGCAATAGGACATCACATCATAGAGCTTACAGAAGAAAATGTCGAGGACGCAAACATTGCCTTGAATCCTGACAATATAATGCTTGTACATCACAGGTGTCACAACATCATACATAACAAGTTAGGCATAAACGCAAAACAGGTATATCTTGTATATGGTTCGCCGTGCAGCGGTAAAACAACCTATGTCAAAGAGAATATGAATGCAGGCGATTTAATTATTGATATGGATAATATATGGCAATGCATAAGTGGTCAGGACAGATACAGCAAACCTAACAGATTAAAGGGCGTTGCGTTTATGGTTCGTGACAACCTTATAGACGCTGTCAGAGTAAGGCGTGGCAACTGGTTAAATGCTTATATAATAGGCGGTTATCCTCTTATAGGAGAACGTGAGCGGCTTATTAAGTCACTTGACGCAAGAGAAATATTCATTGACACATCAAAGGAAGATTGCATTATTAATCTGCATAATAATCCTGAAAATCGAGATATTCCGCAATGGGAAAATTTTATTTTTGATTGGTGGGAAAAATTTTTACCCTCCCCCACATCAGCCGAAAACTATTAACTTGGGGAACTGTTGAGGGGAGCATAATTTACGCAGAAGAGGTCAAAACGAGAATTTCCATTTTGAAAAAGGGGTGAAAAATACGGATAGAAAAGAAGAACTTTTGAAAATCCTTGAAAAAACGGATAAAGAAATAACAGAACCGCTTGCAGATGAAGTCATATTCCTTGAAAGTCAGCTTGACAGGCTCAAAAAGTTGCCGATGCTTCGAGTAAATCCGAATAACCCTGAACAGCAGAAAAGCACTCCTGCCGCAAAGCTTTATAAAGAATTTTTACAGCAATATGTGAATGTTATAAAAGTCCTTTTAAGGCAAACAGGAGATGAAACAAATGTTGAAAGTTCTGCTTTGGAAAAATGGTGTAAAGAGAGAATGAACCTTTATGTTGATTCGGAATAAAACTATCTGGACACCTGATAATTCTTTTCTTCTGGAATATCGTGCAAGAATTGAAAGCGGCGAAATAATAGTCGGGCAGGAGCTGTGGCAGGAACTTGAAAATTTAAAAGAAGATTTTTCAAACGATGCTTATTTTTATAACAGAAATGACGCACTCCTTAGAATGGATTTTATGCAGCATTGCGTAAGACTTACAAAGTCGCCGTTTTACAATAAACCTATGGTGCTAATGCTTTGGCAAAAGGCTTTTATTGAAGCAATATACAGTTTCAAAATGAGTGAAACAGGTTTTGACAGGTTTAAAAAAGTCATTTTGCTTATTGCACGAAAAAACACCAAAAGTGAAACGTGTTCGGCTCTTGGATTATCTGAATTTATTTGTGGTAATGCCGGAGCGGATATTGTTTGCAGTTCAAATGATGATAATCAGGCATCTATTACATATGATGCAATTGATACAATGCGACAGCTTATAGACCCTGACAGCCTTGATACAAAGCGGAATCAGCGTTTTATTTTGAATAAAGCAAATGGTTCAAAGATTTTTAAGCTGTCTGACAGAACCCGAAACAAAGAAGGGCGAAATATTGACTTTGCAATAATAGACGAAACCCACGAAATGCAGGAAAATATTATTGCAAAATCAATTGAGCAGTCGCAGTCTTTAAAAGACAACCCGAAATTTATAAATATCACAACGGAAGGCTTTGTTGTGGGCGGTTATCTTGATGATGAATTGCAAAAGGCAAGAAAAGTTATCAATGGTGAAGATGACGGAATATCAGCCGCAAGGCTTTTACCCTGGCTTTATTCTCAGGATTCTGAACAAGAGGTATGGACAAACCGAAAAAGTTGGGTTAAGTCAAACCCTACACTTGGAATTGTCAAAAAGTGGGAATATCTTGATGAACAGGTTGATATTGCAAGGAAAAGCAAAGCAGACAGAATATTTGTTTTGTCAAAAGATTTTAATATCAAACAGAACAAAGCTGAAAGCTGGCTGAATCTTGAAGATTATACATACACGGCAGTTTACAGCCTTGAAGATTTCAGAGGGTGCATTTGTCTGGGTGCGGTGGACTTGTCGGAAACAACCGACCTGACGTGTGCAAAAATCCTGATGATGAAACCAAACGACAAAACAAAATACATACACACTATGTATTTTATCCCTGAATCAAAATTAGAAGATTCTGATGACTGGAACGCAGGAGCAAGATATAAAGAATGGGCTGAAAAGGGTTTAGTTACCATAACAGAAGGAAATGATATTGATTTATCTGTTGTTGCAGATTGGTTTTATAAGCTTTATGAAGAATATGATATAAAGCTTTGGAAATGCGGATATGACCAGCGTTTTTCAAAAGATTTTTTAAAGCGTATGTCTGACTATGGCTGGGAAAAATCAAACGGCGATATGATTCTGATACTTCAAAACGCAAACACCCTTAGTAATGCTTTAAAGCTTTGTGAAGCGGACTTTAAACATCAGCTTATAAACTACAATGAAAACCCTGTTGACAGATGGTGTTTAAAAAATGCAGGAATAAAAGTTGATACATTCGGGCAGGCTTTATGCGTTAAAATGGAACGCACGAAACGAATTGACGGAGCTGTTACGCTTATTATCCTTTACGAAACTTTAAGACAGAACAGAACCGAATACAAACAGATTTTAAACAATGAGAAATGAGGTGAATAAATGGGTTGGCTTAAAGAAAAGCTTTTTAAAAGAAAACCGAAAAATTCAGCGTATGCCGATATATTGAACGGCTACACACCAATATATTCGCAGTTCGGGCAAAATATATATGCCTCAGACGTTGTACAGCAGGCTGTGAACTGTATTGTAGCTGAACTTAAAAAACTTACACCTCTTCACGTCCGAACGATTGACGGCGATGTACAGCCGATAAGAAGTAATATCCAAAGTGTTTTAAATGCTCCTAATGAGATAATGACAACAAGCGATTTTATCGAAAAAGTCATATGGCAGTTGTATCTGAATTATAACAGTTTTATTATACCTGTCTACAAATCGTGGACAGATGAAAACGGAGTTGAACAGCGATATTATACAGCTTTATATCCGATTGCACCGACGCAGGTTGACTTTTTGCAGGACGTGACAGACACGTTATATGTAAAATTTACATTTGCAAACAGCTATGAAACGACGCTGAAATATTCTGATGTCATACACATACGACACCATTTTTCTGTAAATGAATTTATGGGCGGTAATGAGCAGGGACAGCCTGACAATGACGCACTTTTAAAAACACTTGATTTGAATTATAAGCTTTTGAAAAACTTATCAAAAGCAATGTCAAGCAGTTGTGCGGTTAATGGTGTTGTAAAGTTTAAATCAATGATTGACGGCGGCAAAACTGAAAAAGCACTTGCAGAACTTGAAGAAAAGCTTAGAAACAGCGAAAGCGGATTTTTACCGCTGGACATTTCCGCAGACTTTACACCGATTGAAAGAAACATACAGTTTGTTGACGCTGAAACACTCGCATTTATTGACAGCAAAATATTAAGACATTTCGGCGTGCCGCTTGCAATTTTAACAGGCGACTACACAAAAGAGCAGTACGAAGCTTTTTATCAAAAAACACTCGAACCGATAATAATTGCATTAAGTCAGGCATTCACAAAAACGCTTTTCACGCCAAGAGAACGAAGTTTCAACAATGCAATTAAATTTTACCCGAAAGAATTAATATTTATGTCAACAAGTCAGACACTTGAAATGATAAGACTTTTAGGTGATTGCGGTTCACTTTATGAAAATGAAAAGCGTGCCGCATTCGGTATGCGACCATTGCCTGAATTGGTGGGAAAGCGTATGCAGTCGCTTAATTATGTTGATGTGGGTATTGCAAAAGATTATCAAATGGGCGGTGATAATAAAAATGAAGAAAGTTAATTTTAAAACAGTCGCTGACTTTATAGGACTTGCAAGTGAAGTTTCAACGCTGCCTACAACTGATACAGAGGATTATGAAGTTTCAGACGGTGCAACATTTATGGCGGTTGATACAGGCAAGGTTTATATACTTTACGACGGCAAATGGTATCCAATTTAAGGGGGTGACATTTTGAAACTTGATAAAAGACTTGTTGCACTTATAAACAGCAAAGCAGGAAGCGGTGGAAAGATAGATCTGACTAATTTTTACACAAAAGAAGAAGCCGATGGGCTACTAAATGGTAAGGTTGACAAAGTAAGCGGTAAAGGGTTATCGACCAACGACTACACAACAGCAGAGAAAAACAAGCTTGCAGGCATAGCAGCAGGAGCAAATAAAACAATCGTTGATAGTGCTTTAAGTACAACGTCAACAAATACAATTCAGAACAAGGCTGTCGGACTTAAATTTCAGGGTGTTGATTCAGAACTTTCGGGGATAAATTCAGTTTTAAACTCTACAGCAGATGAGATCGCGACTATTGTTAATAAATATGGAAGTAAGAATTTGTTGAATGATTCCCTCTTGACAAACTCAACATCCGCTGGAATAACGAGAACAAATAATGGAGATGGAAGTATAACATATAGCGGTACATCAACCTTATCTAACGATACGTTTATTCCTCTTATGGCAACCCAGCCTCTTGATCCTGGAACATACATATTCAGTGTAAACGCAACCACATCTACGTCATATTCTTATCAACTATATAAAAACAAAGCTTATTGGAAAAATATAAATATAACCGAACCAATAGAAATAACGGAATCGGCAATATATGCAATTGGAATTGTATTAGGGTCAAAAGCATCTATAAGCAATACGTTTAAACCAATGCTCCGCTATGCAGCAATTAAAGATGATACTTATGTACCGTATGCCATGACAAACAGAGAGCTGACAAAAAAAGTCGCTGATACAGGGTGGGTTGAAGCTGAGTTTCCTGAAAATACAAACTTTGACCCAGCATCGTATTTACTATATAGAAGATGTGGCAATACGGTGTCTTTTCGTGGTGAGTTTAACATAACAAAGAATGAGGATTCTTCAAATTACGTGCATTTACTTTTTAAAAATTTACCAAAAGAAGATGTGGCACCTGAATGGTTATCATCAGATAGATTTATAAATGCACAAGGCGTTGATCCTGAAGCATATGTTGCGGAGCAGCGTGACCCACAAATGTGGAAACCCAATGTATGGATACAAGTGAGGGTGAAACGCAGTGGTTGGGTAAGCATTGACCTTAGAACATTTAGCGGAGAACCTCTTGTGACCGGGAAAACATTTGCTCTTAATGCTACATATATGCTTTAAAAAAGGGGGGTGAGAATATGGAAATATTCAAGCGAAATTACAGTTTTGAAATACGTGCGAATGAGGATAAGGAAAAAAAGAATTACACCTTAACAGGCAGACCAATTGTTTATAACTCAAAAACTGATTTAGGCTATTTTGATGAAGTGATTGAATCGGGGGCATTGGATAAAGCAGATTTAAAAGATGTGAGATTTCTGGTAAACCACGATACAAGCAGAATACCGCTTGCAAGAGCCGTTTCAGGCGATAAAAATTCAACTATGATTTTTGTTGTCGATAAAAACGGCATGGGGATAATAGTTGAACTTGATGTTGAAAACAACAGCGAAGCAAGGGCATTATATTCCGCCGTTCAGCGTGGCGACATAACGGGAATGTCATTTATGTTTACCATTGACGATGAAGAGTGGGAAAACCTTGAAAGTGAGCACCCTACAAGGCATATAAAATCAATCGGACAGGTTTTTGAAGTAAGTGCAGTTACATTCCCTGCATATGAAGATCGGAAGAGCACACGT